GCTTCTTTTGCTTTGGCAATCAATTTTTGAATTTGTTTGACCATAGCTTTAATGCCATTAATTACTGTTCTGACACCATCACCAAAAGGAGAAGAAGAAGCTCCTTCCCACAATCCTTGAATTGCTTTTCTAATGGCTTCTACAAGTTCTTTAACTTTTAAAGAAATCCATGCAATATTATACTTCATTTTTCCTGTAATATCACATACGTGAGCAAGATTACTATTAGATGCTCCTGTAGAAGTGCCGTCAACAACACTTAATGCTTTTGCAGGTTGTGTTGGTGCTCCAGACCGAGCATTATCATTTGTGTTTGGTGATGTTAAATTATCGTTTGCCGTTTGTGGTGGTTTTTGAATATCTGCCATTTTATTTCCTTACGGTTGTATTCCGGGTATTACACCCATCATTACTGGTGCTTGACCTGAAGCACTATCCATAAAAAATCCAACAACCCATTCTCCAATTTTTGGTGCTGAAAAAGATTTTGAATTGTTAATGGGATACATTGGTAACGCCCAAGGTAATTGGTCTGTTGGTAATTCCGATTTGTTATCTGTGTGCCAGCCAAAGATGCGTACACGACATCTTCCTAAGCCTAACGGGTCAGCACGGTTTTCAATAACACCAACCCACCAAATAAAACCATCTTTTCCAATAAAATTTTCCATTATGAACTACTTGCTTTTGTAAGTGAAGTTGATGTTGTATTTACACTTGCATAATTGTTTTTAGTACTATCTTTTGCAATTTCCAATACTGTTATATATGAGCCTCCGTCACTAAGAATATGACGAACAGCAGTAACCAAATATTTACCAGAATAAAATTTATCAGGTTCTCTTGTTGTGCTCGTTGGTTTAAGTGACAATAAATTAAAATTAATGATTGAACCAGCAGTAACACCAGGGTCACCAGGAATCATAATTTTTAATAATGTATAGTTTGCCAATGATAATTGTGCAGTTCTATTTGGAACATATGTTTCCGCATAAATGTCCTTTGCAACTGAACCTGGAACTTGTTTAACATAAGGCACCAAAGTTTCATTTGCATTACCTATTATTACTTTAGTTACAGAATCATAAGCTTGATTTTGTGTTACACCTAATCTATTTTTTGTTAAGTTAACGGGTGATTGGCCATTTAAAGATGTTGTTTGTTTTTGATATTTTGAATAATCAAAATTAGTTATATTTGATTTTCTTGTTAATGGATCCAATGATATTAGTTTATTTGCAAAAGTACCAGATGCAACTTCATTTAAAGTATCATATGTTTTTACAAATTCATAATCTAAAACGGATGTAACTTTATCTTGTGGACTTTCTAAATTTTTTGCCAAATTTTTTTGTTGATAACGATATGTGGCATAAACATCATCTTTATAAATCGATTGTAAAGACCTAAAGTTAAATCCATATCTGTTTTGATAAAATAAAAAATCAGAACCTTCTCCTTGAACAGGTCGAGCATATGTTGACAACCAACTAATAGCTTCTAAAGGTTTAAATCTTGGTATAATAAAATCATAAATGCCTTTTGTTTCTTCAATTTTATAAATTTTTGAAGAAGAAATTTTTAATGTATCAGTTAATATATTGGAAATAATTTGTGATATTTTTTGGCCGCTAACCGATTTACTAATTTTTAATTGTTCAGACAAATATAATTCTTCAGAACAAAAATATATTGTATAAAATTCATCATTTAAATTTCCAGTAGGAAGTCTTTTGCCAATTTTATAAACGTGAAAAATTTGGTCGTCATTATTAGCTGCACCTTTTATTTTGCCAAAATTAACTTCAATATATTCATTGCCGCTTAATTGTAGAAGTTCAATAAAACCTTGAGAATCACGCAATGTAATAGAACCAGACACACAAAAACTATAAATGTCCTCGTAATAAGACATTTCAACCATTAACTTTTTCATTTCAAAACTTTGTCCGCTTGATGTGACGAAATTGAGTTTTGTTAATGAGAAATCCTGCGGGTAAAAAATACCAGCAGGTTCCTGAGCAGGACTAAAATTATTTGTTATTTCGGCCATATTTTAAGAGGACATCAAAGATTTATACTCGTTTTCTATTTCACCAACAAAAGTATTGTTTAAAAGTCTTATGGTTCTATTTTTTTCATTTTGTGCAACTTCATATTCGTAAACACTTGTAATTTTTTTATCTATTGTTATTACAACTCTACCAGTTGGTAAGTCATAATATGTGGTTGTCAATGCTAAAGCGTTATAGGTGTTTGCATCAATATCAATTTCTTTAATAGTTGTTGTGTTTGTACCTTCATCGACTTGCGTAATTATTTTTTGATAAGAATGTGTTTCATTTGGAATCGAACCGTATTTGTCAATTAAATATGTTTCAAATACATTAGAATTCATTGGCCATTGCCATTGTGGATCTAATATTTGATTTGCGAACAAAACAATCCAATAACGATACGATTCACCATAATATTTGTATGCAATCGATTCTGGTGTATCACCATCTTGTATATCATATTGATAAAACAAAGCTGCATTATTTAATAAAGATGGAATAACACTTGCTCGTGCCATTAAATTGGTCAATAAAACAGAATTACCACCTGCATTGGTTTGAAGAAGTTTAGGTAATGTAGCAAAGTATTGCATTAGTAATTTCCTGTTATTAATGTATCACGGTCAAGAATAGCAGTTTCTTTAAATTGTAATGTTAATGTTGTTTGAACTGGTGCACCGTCACCAAAAGTTGCCCAACCGTTAGGAGCATAATTCACATCAATGTTTGTAATAACACTTTGCGTAACTGCATTAACGTTTTTATTTTCTGTGCCGTTAAAATAAAATTTAGGTTCAAATACCGCAGGTGGAATAAAAAACATGCCTCCCGTATTACCTTTAACAATTCTTGGTGCTGCATATTGTTTAAATGTACTAATAATTTTTTTAACAGCTTCTGCTTCGCTTTGTGAATAAGGTGTAAAAGTAAAAGACATTTGATATGTTCTAAAACCAATGCTTTCAAATAATAATTGTAATTTTGGATTTAATGCTAAACCTGCAGCTCTCAATGCAACTTTAGCTGCATCAGCACTTACAACATCAGGAATAGAAGTAATGGCTTTACCTGTTTGAGATTTTGCTTCAGGTATTATTTTTTTAACAACGTCTATTGCTGCACCAATTGCTTTTCCTGCAATACTAGTTAAACTAACATCACTATATGATGCTCCATATTGGAACGCCATGGTTTCTGGAATATATAAAGATATAGAACCACGGTTTGTAAAACTTTCTGGTGTCAAAGTTTCAGCAGAAGCGGCTGTATTGTTACTATCACCAAAAAGTTCTGTTAATGTATTGGTCAAACCATAAGATGCTTTTTGTGTTACATTTTCTAATGCACCACCGATGGTGTATTCTGTACCGGATTGATAACCAATTGGATTAATATCTTTAATTAAAAAAGTAACATAGTGACCACGAGCACTAGATTGTAAATCTCTTGGATATTGTAAATTTGTTTGTGAAAATGGATTGTTAAATAGAACACCCAATGGCCCGTTTGTTGAGGTACCAGGTATAGTTACACCACCTATTGAACTTGGAATCGATATAAGAGCCATTAGTTACCTTGAAAAAAGAAATATACATAATATTTATATGGCTTATAGTGGACGTTTTACCCCTTCCAACCCTCAAAAGTATATTGGGGACTACAAAAATATCATTTATCGCTCGTCATGGGAATGCCGAGTGATGGATTGGCTTGATAAAAGCTCTGATATTATCTCATGGGCATCTGAAGAATTGATTGTTCCATATGTTTCTCCTGTAGATGGCCGCTGGCATCGTTATTTTCCTGATTTTCTTGTCAAAGTTCGTACTAAAGACGGAAAATTAAAAACAATGATGTTAGAAGTCAAACCTAAAAAACAAGCAAAACCACCAGAACCACGCCAAAGAGTCACAAAACAGTATATTAATGAGGTTGCAACATGGGGTGTCAATCAAGCCAAATGGAAGGCAGCCAATGAGTATTGTTTAGACCGTGGTTGGGAATTCAAAATTATAACCGAAGACCATCTAGGACTCTAACATAAATAATCATCATGGCCTCTAAACTTACACAATTAGCAAATCAAAAATCTGCAGCACAATTGCAGACAATGAGCCGTGAATCTCTACGATGGATTGGTAAAAAGATTTCTGATTTAAGAAATCCTACTGGTATAGCATCAATTATCAACAGAGAAGATTTTAGAAAGAAAAATCGTTTTCAAGTAGGCGGTTTATATTATTTTTATTATGATCCCAAAACCAAAGCAGACATACCATATTATGACAGATTTCCTTTGGTATTGGTATTAGACATCCAATCTGATGGATTTTTAGGTTTAAATCTACATTATCTACCAGTTAAGTACCGTATTGCTTTTTTGGATAAATTGATGGAATACGCCTCCTTTGACGAGAATGATGATATTAAGCGTATACGAGTAAGTTATGACCTTTTGACGTCCTCCAGACGTTTTAGAGAGTTCAAACCGTGTCTTAAAAAATATTTGAATTCTTATGTGCAGTCAAGAATACTTGCCGTTCAGCCGGATGAGTGGGATATTGCGGTATTCTTACCAATACAACAGTTTAGAAAAGCACCTGTCCAAGAAGTCTGGCAGGATTCTTTAGAAGAAATAAGGAAATAACAAATGGCAGGTACGATTGACGATTTTAAAGGTAGTTTTAAAACAGACCTTGCAAGACCAAGTAGGTTTGATGTGGTTATTGCCACACCTTTAATTTTGGCACCTTATATTACCGATGCCAGAAATCTTACATATCGTTGTGAAAGTGCTCAACTACCAGGTAGAACATTTGCAACAACAGAACAAAAAATTGGTTCTAATCCTGTAGAAAGATATCCTTATCTTACAACATTTAATGATATTGATTTAACATTTATTGTTGATGATGATATGAAACAAAAAAATTATTTTGACCTTTGGCTCGAATTAATCAACCCATCATACAGTTATAATTATCAATATAAGAGTAACTATGCAACTGTCATTACAATCAACCAATATGATGTGACCAATAATCTTACTTACACAGTTGATTTATTTGATGCATATCCTATTTCTGTAAATCAATTAGATTTAGATTGGTCGGCAGATGGACACCATAAACAAGTAGTAACTTTTGCCTACACTCGTTGGCAGAACAATTCGTTGCAAGGCCTTGGACAACAATTGGGACAACAAATTCTTACTTCTGTTGTTTCTAGTTTATTTGGTGGTAGTCCTGGTTTTTAAACATTGATTTTATTATAGGAGTTAATTATGGCATTACCTAAACTTGACGTGCCGACATATGAAATTGTCTTGCCGGTTTCGCAAAAGAAAATTAAATTTAGACCATTTTTGGTTAAAGAACAAAGAAACCTTTTGATGGCCATGGAATCAAACGATGCCATGACAATTCACCAAAATGTAAAAGATATTCTTTATAACTGCACATTATCTGAAAATGTAGATGTTGAAAAATTACCGATTGTTGATGTAGAATATTATTTTCTTCAATTACGAGCCAAATCTGTTGGTGAGGTGGTTGAATCAAAATACAAATGCAACAATGAAGTAGACGGAGTTGTGTGTGGTAATGTGATGGAAAAGAATATTGACCTTACACAGATTCAAGTTGCACAAGATGAAGTAGTTTCACCAGAAATTAAAATAAGTGATAAGATTACAATCAAATTAAAATATCCAGAATTTGGTATTGTAAAAGATTCTTTAAATTTTGATGATATCAATCAAATTACTTTTAATATGGTTGCAAAAAGTATTGAATACATTTACGATGGTGAACAATTCTATTATGCAACTGAAGCTCAACCAGGTGAAATGTTAAACTTTGTTGAACAAATGAATCAAGACCAATTTGGTAAAGTTGAAAACTTTTTTAATAACTTACCAAAACTAAAAGAATCGATTGATATGGATTGCAGTAAATGTGGGTATCACCATCATATAGATGTAGAAGGAATTGAAAGTTTTTTCGTCTAACACTTCGTCATGACAATTTAAAGAATTACTATAAGACAAACTTTTCATTGATGCAGCACCACAAATATAGTTTGTCAGAGCTTGAAAATATGATGCCTTGGGAACGAGATATTTACGTTTCTATGTTGATTCAGTATATTGAAGAAGAAAACCAAAAAATACGGGAAAAACAAAGAAAGTAAATGTTAGAGTCACTTGCTAAACTTGCTGGTAAAACACTAGATGTCGGTAAAGACATGGCTAGAGCTTTACTTGGCGGTAATAAAGTGCCGACTGCCGTAGAAGATGGTTCAGTTACAAGTCAATCTTCATCAAATGATATATTGGGTGCAATCTATAAACTCATGGTTCGTGCCAGAGAGTTTGAACTTTTAAAAAGAATAGAAGAAGAACGCACACATAATAAAGAAATTGCTGATGAAAATGCTAGAAACGATGCAATTGTCAAGGCATTAACTGTTCGTAGAAGAAAACAACCAACAAAAGCTCCAGAACCTGCAGCGCCAACACCAGCAAAACCAGCACCACAACCTGCGCCAGCAAGACCAGCACCGGTAAGACCGGCACCAACAGTAAAACCACCAAGTGCAACTAAAATAATTACAGGAGCTGCTATAGCCGGTACTGCTGCTTTAGTTGGCAAAGAAGCGTTAGCTGCCAATATCTCAAAGTATGAAAGTGGCACCGCAGGTTATAATGCTTATAATAAAGGCACAGTCGGCAATAAAATGATACCTTCTGATAAGCCAATTGATTTTAGTAAAATGACTATATCTGAATATTTACGCAGAGGTTCTTTAAAGTCTGGTGACCCTGACAGATTATTTGCTGTAGGCAGATATCAAATTATTCCCATGACGATGAAAGACTTGGTGAAATCATTAAAGATTGATCCAGATACAACATATTTGGATCCACCAACACAAGATGCTTTATTCAATAATGGACTTGTTGGCACAAGAAGAAAAAAAGTAGACGATTATGTTAAAGGTAAAAGTGATGACCGTGATGGTGCAATTTTACAATTAGCACAAGAGTTTGCTTCGGTTGGAATTCCTTATGATATGAATGTTGGCGGCAAACAATTAAGGCGTGGTGATTCATATTATTCAGGTGTAGGTGGAAATAAAGCACATAATTCGCCTGATGAGGTTGGTGCGGCTTTAGATGCAGACAGGTTAAAAAATACATCAAAAACTACTACCGTTCCTCCTCCACCTTCTGGCATTATTATTGATAAATCTTCAAAAGAAAATAAAGATTTAAAAAATGCTGCAGCAGTGAAACAACCAATTAATGTAAATAATACCAATGTAACGCAAAATCAAACGGTATCTTCACAAACGTATAGTGAAGAAGAATTTGACGATAGAGCACCATATTTTAAAAAATAACATATGAAAACAGTTTCTAAAAAAACACAAAATACGGTTATAGACCTTAGTACTAAATTTACTAAAGGTTATAAACGTGTTGCGGCTAACGATAAAAAGTTTGACCAACAAAAAGATAAAGACGATAAGACACAATCTGTTCGTGATGCTTCGACTGCATCAAAAATAACACCATTAGATGAATCTACCGTTTTAAACGATACATTGTTAAAAATTTATACATTCTTACAAAAAAGTTTTGAACAAGATAAATTACATAAAGAAAAAATAGATAATTTTGCAGAAGAAAGAGAATTAGAATCTAAAAAACGTCACGCAAAATTAATGAAGGCTATTGAAACATTAATGGGAACCTCTGAAGGCACCGCCTCAGGTATAGGTACTGCGGCCGCAATTGCTGGAGGAAGTGCTATTGGTCCAAGTGATATTGCTGCTGGTGTTGCTGGAGGATCATTTGCTGCGAGAGCATTACCCGCTTTAGCACTTACTGGTGTTGTAGGTGGTGTTGTTGCGGGTGGTGCAGCTTCTAGTATGGTAGCAACAAGTATATTGGCATCAGAACAAGGCAAACCATTAAGAGAGGCATTTGAAGGTAAAAGTGATCCTTATGGTACATTAGGTGCAATGTCAGGTGATACCGGCGCTGCAGCTTCAATACTCAGTTCTACTGAAGATACGAATGAAAATGCAATTCAAAAAAAGAAAATGCGATTGCTTGCTGAAAGACCTTCAAACAAAAAATCAAAATTATTTTGGAAAGATCCTGAATTACAAGAAAAATATTTAAAAGAAATTGGCTGGGACGAAAAAACAGGAACAACAGCTGCAGAAAGAAAAGTTAGTGCAGTTAGTAATGAAACTCAAACTACTCCTGCAAGTCAAGAACAAGCACCTGCAAATACTTCACCAAATGTAATACCTGTAGATAAAACATTATCAACCGGTGAAGAAATAGTGTCACAACAATCAACAGCTGCACCTGTGCCATCTACACCATCAACATCAAAAGTAAATGATGTGATACAAGAAAGCAATGCAATTAACATTAATCAAATGACGGCTCCTGCTGAAACTGTGGTTAATAATGTAAACACGGCTCTTGCTGATAATAAACCATCAACTCCCGAAAGAGTTAAAATTCCTTCAGTCAGAAATTTGGAACCAACATTCCAAAAAATGATTATCTATAGCACCAGATTAGTTTAACCAATAAAAAACCCCGCCGTAGCGGGGTCTAAACCAAGGGGTTAAGGTTTAATCTTCTTCAGCTAACTTGGCAAAATATGCCATGTCATCATCTTCAGATAAATTTGGCTCTACTTCTTCTTCAACAGCTTTCTTTGGTGCAGAAAACTCTTTAGCCTTAATTTGTTCTACGGTTGTTTTTGGTGCTTCGCCACCAAGACCGAGAACTTTATCCAAACGTTGCTTCAACACATCATATGATTTAAACTCAGATTCTTTCAACAACTCTTGTAGAGAGTATTCAGACTTCCAAATTTTTTCCAACTCATCATCATCTTTTGACAAAGGTGAAGAAGAATCAAATTCAGATTTATCATAGTTCTGATAACCATCAACTTTACGAATCTTCAATTTAAAGTTAGCACCTTTCCACAAATCAAATGGATTGATTGCTTCTTC